TGAGGTATCGAATTCGTCTTCTTCCATTTTTTTAGTGTCCATCTATGGGAAAGGCGCGTTTCACAACGGGCCGGAAGCGGTGTGCCTAAGAAGGTCCGCTTTCTTCGCTCAAGCCATCGGCATTCAATACAATGCTACCAAGGCCATCACGAAAATCGTCAACTACTGCTATTGTGGCTTGTAGTCGTGTGATTTCTAATTTCAGATCAGGGTCAATGCAGGCTAATGTTTCAAGCGCATTTGATCTAATCTCTTCTAATACTTCAACGCATAGAGGCTCTTTTATTAAGCGATCAGCCTCTTGTGCGCGGTGAATACGTTCTTCGTTAGTTAGCTCAGCCAAGCTCACCACCGAAACGAATGTTTTGCATATTTGCGTCTGATTGAGCGCCCATCAGCATTTGTTCACGTTTAAGCGCCATCTCAGCTTGCATCTGTGTTCGTTTAAGCTGCATCTCTGCCGCCATCTGCTCACGTTTAAGCATAATCTCAGCCTGTAGCTTTTCTTGAGACAATTTAGCATCAGCTTGCATTTGAGCTTGTTTCATCTGCATGTCTTGCTGGTGCTTTTGAGCTTCCATCGCAAGTTTTGGATCTTCTTTCTTCTCACCGGCTTGCTTTTGCATACCTTGGACATCTTCTTCTGTGATATCTGGATAGTAATCGTCTGCATTGCGTATTCCTGCCGCCTCTGCTTGACGTACAAGCGTATTGCGCAGTTTTGGGAGTAATTGTAGCGCTTGAGGCATAAAGCCGCCCTGTGCGAGCCTGTCGATCATCATTACTTGCTTTTGAAGAACGCTTTCAAGCATAGACATGTCACGATCACGTGAGCCAGTACCTAGCCCAACATCAATTGAAACATCCATGCTAGCATTCCAATGGCGCGGGTCCATCTCAACATACTCGTCATTAAGGCGAATGATGTCTTTGCGGTCCTGGTGCTTTACAACAAGACGAAGCAGCATTCTAAACAAGCGCTTTAGTCCCATCTCGCCAAGGTTACGAGCCATAAGCTCAATCTTTGAATATGAGCTGTCTTTACCCGCCTGTACTGCTGTTGCGGTTTGGTTTTGCAATGCGTCAGGATCAAGTGCCATTGTGGAGCGAGAAACACCGGTGCGCTTTTCAATTACGTTATCGAAGTAATCCAATGTCGCAAAGCTTTTGTCAGCCGTATAAGCAATGACATGTGGTACGATTGGCGGCGTTCCTGCCTTCTTTTGAATTACACCACCAAACTTAGGATTTGTAAGTTGCTCTGGGTTTAACACAGAACCCTTCTCAATTTCCCTTTGTGGGTTGTTATGTGCATATGTGTTGTCGATTGCCTGACGAACAAGAACTGTTTTGATCTGCTGAATGTCCATCGTTTCATCAGCGATAGAACGGCCATCAAATCTATGAGGAATGCGCATTGTCACAAGATCAGTAAATGGCAAGTCATCATCCCAGACTTCCCAGTCTAGCAACTCGCCGTTTTCACCGTTACCCGCCATATAAGCGCGTACACGCTCGGCAATACCATCACCATCTACATCAATGTTTACATAGCATTCGAATAGTTCGATTGTTTCGTTAGCACGGTTTGCGTCATCTTGCTCGCTGCGAGTGTGATCATCTCGTGCATTGTCTTCTTGACTGTCATCACTATCAGCGGGGAGCGAATAGACCTTATCCTTATCAAAGCCCATCTTAACCAAATCAGAACGCGTTACATCATCACGTTGAGCACAGAAACTAACTGTTTTTTCGTCAATGCAATCGGCTTTACTATCGATCAAGAAGTTTTCCGGTTGGATAACCTCCATCTTTAGTGTGCCGGTCTTGTTTGTGCGCTTAATCTTTACATCGTAGAGAGTGATCGGTTGAGGTGTGCCATCCTCTGCCGTGATCATTTCTACTTTTTCGTCTGACGTAAGAACTTCAACTTCATCATCAGATACAAGATCCGTTAGCTGCATCTCTGATAAGCCGGTATGTGTAGAAGTCTCAAAAACCTCTGACGGATCCCACCAGTGCTTAATTATGCCGTTCTTGAGCAATAGCGCATCATGGAAAGCATCCCACAATACACGATAACCGTTCCATTCTTTCCAGAATTTATGATTGATATACTGTGAGGCTTGCTCTGAAAATTGCTCATCGTCTTGATTGATAGGCTCGAACGTACCAAGAGCTGATGAAGAAGCAAACACACGCATAAGACCTGGCAATATCCAGTTAACAGTGTCCGCTACATCGCTAGACATGGTTTTTGAACGGTTTGCCTGCGCCGGCGTATCTGGCATTTCACCGCGATAATATTCAAGCGCTCTGACACGGGCTTTACTTAGCTCGTTCTCGTCATACTTTTCAGCGTCTGAAATAGCAGAGGAGACTAGCGATTTTATTTTTAATTCATCCATTAAATTACCCAGTCTTGGCTGATATCTTCGCTAAACTCTTCATTCTTAACTTCAGCAAAACGTTTCATCATCAACGCGTATCGAGACGCAGAGATTAAATCATCGCGCTCTTTCACAATCTTGCCATCCTTGCGGTGATAAAGGCGAAACTCTTCAAGCCACCCACCACATGTATTAAAAACTTTAAATCGGCCTGTTTGCATTCGCTGCAACATATCTGAGACACCGGCTTCAACACCGTTTGTGCCATCGTCAAAGGTTGCGCGCTCATGGAGCATATTTAAACCCTGATCTGCATATTGCTTTGAAAGCTGTTCGCCGCTTCCTTTATCGTGCTGCAATCCATCGTGAGGCCATGAAACAGGTATCCAGTCACCCCAAGGCTTGATTGCTGCCGAGTGAATGATTGGGCTTGCTTCGCGCTGACGATATTCGCCAATAATGTAAAATACATCGTTGTCTCTATCCCAAGCACAACGAGTAGCTGCGAATGGGTGATCCCAACCAAAGTCAATCCCGTTGATCTGTGGCCATAGAGAAGGTATCTCAATTGGATCAATAACAATGTTTTCTTCTGGAACTGGGAAAATACGACCCGAACCTAATGATGGAACGCCCTTTGTTCTAGCTTCCCGCTCATGCGCCGGATAGCTGTCAATAATTTCCTGACGCTCTTCATCGGTATAATGTTCCGCATCATCAATCGTCATCGTAGTGACTGATCGAGTGTTGCTCTCTTCAAGTAGATACCTGGCAACTACGCTGGACATGCCCTTGAGCGGTGTGAATGTTACAGCAACCTTGCCTTTTGTTGCGTTCGTTCTTGTTATGCCCTCAAAGTAAACGTCTTCAGGAGGCTCTTCATCAAACCAAACATAATCAACTGTATTGGCCTGCCATTTACCGCGACCTTGCTCATAAGCTTTGAACAAGAGCGTTGAAGCACCACCAGACACATGTTTAACCGTCACACTGTCCAAAGCGTTAGAAACACCCATTCGGCGCGTTCTTGCTTGGATATCCTTTGCAGGAATGTAACCCGTCCCCCATTCTTCCTCGTTTGCAGGAGGCCCCATAAGGATACGCTGTACGCCATCACGTGTAAGCTCGTAACTCTCAGAGCCAGCTAACATCGTAACAGGTTTATCGAACCTGAAGCCTTCCCACCAATCAGGATAACGGCCTGTTAAATGCATTGCCGCTTCTGCGCCACCGGAAAGGGTTTTACCTAACTGGTTACCAGCCATAAACAAACGCTCACGCCGATTGGCATGGTGAAACTCTACTTGTTTTGCATATGGCTTATAGAACTTTAGAAGGTTAGTGCGCTGTCGGCGCTGCAATTCCTTCGTCAACTTCACTCGCTCCTTGAGCATTAAGGAAAGGCCGGATTGCTGCGTCGAGTTCGCGGATTGACTTGACAAGTTCGTCATCCGTTACCTCTTCTAAGCTGTTTACATTTACGTTTAAATCTTTTGGAAGGATGGAAGCAACGACCTTGAGATATTGCTCTGGCTTATCGTGTCGAACTGCCTCAATTACAGAAGGCCCGTGACTTTCCCAATCAGCCATCATATCAGATAGAAACGCCTCACCTAGCTTTGTGCGAGAACCTTTTGGTCTAT